AACTTGTAACAATAAGCATCGGAAAGGTTGCCAAACTAAAACTGAGCAATTGGCCTTTGCTGTTTTTTATTTTCACCTTTACACGAATGAGGTTTTATGCAACAATCTATCATGAGTAAGGAGGTCGCACCGAGAATAGGACATGTAAGAGAAGATGGTCGCGTTTATAATGGAAAGAATCCATGCTTCAAAAGTGGTGAACACTGGGCGACAATGGAATCATTTCTTAAGAGGAGAGGTGCATCATGGTATGAGAAAAGGGCCATAATGGATAAAAATGTGAAAGAACGGGCTTTAAAAAAAGAAGCTGCTGCTAAACGAGCCATGAAGGCTAAGGCTATCCGCGAGGAGAAAGAAAGATTAAAGCTACTAAGCCCTAAAAAAGGGGAGATGACGATTGAAGAGAAAAACCAGAGAAACCGAGAAGCACAACGCAGATATTATCTGAAAAAGAACCAAGCTAAGATTGAGGCTCGCAAAAAGGCCAAACTGGCAAAAGTTATTGAGAACCAAGCTAAACGCGCTGAAAGGGCCAAAATATCTGCTGAAAAGGCATTGGCTAAATCATTGCGTCCAAAGCGTATCGTGCTAACCGACGAGCAAAGGGCAGAGGCTAAGAGGCAAGAAAATCGGAATTACAAACACGCCAGAAGGGCCAGGATTAATAACTGCGAGGTAAAAGCCACTCCTAAAATGGTGGAGGAGGCTAGGAATCGAGCTGGAGATCGCTGCTACTACTGCGGTAAAAAAGCCGAGTTGACCTTGGATCATTTTGAACCATTAGCAAAAGGTGGGGCGCATTGCGTGTCAAATTTCGTGTTTGCTTGCCATCCATGTAATTCTCGGAAGCGGGATTTAGATCCGTTTGACTTTATGGCATCAAATTTGGCGGTTGGCTTCTAGACCTACTATTGGAGATTGTTGGTGTGATTCGGCGTTAGTGGGTTGGTTCCCGTTCGGGGTTATTTGTGGATAGGTCTAGTGTATTGTGCTTAAATGTGCTAGATAGGTAACATTTGTGGCATTTGCGTGCCTTTTTTGAGATTATCCAAAGCCCAAAGCGGTCGAAGATTTGTGTAATGGTTTAAGCGGACAACATCCTCAATAGTCTTTGCTGAAGCTAATGGGACGATATGATCCACATGCCATTTGCCTCGATTGGCCCAGCTCATTCCGTCAGTGAACTGAGCCTCTATGTGATTTTTTAATGCCACCCAATCACATCCAATGATTGACTGTGCCTTGGAGAATTTGGTGTAATTCCTGTCCCTAAAGGATTGTCGGACGAGATTTCTAATATTCTCTCTAAATGCGTACAATTGGTCTGAGTGTCGCCTTTCAAGCCTCCTTTTGCGTTTTACCTCATTAGCGTGTTCTTTGTTACGCTGGTAGTAGTCACTTGCGTTCTGTCGGTGCTTTTCTTTATTTGTCTCTCTCCATTGTTTGTTCAGCAATTTATGCTTTTCTGGGTTTTTTGTTCTTTGCTTGGAAGCGGCCCTTCTGAGGGACTCTTGTAATTTTATTGCGGAATCCCAGTTTACCCACCATTCTCCACTTGTGGTCTTGGTTGTGTATTGCCAAAACACCTTTCCGTCAGGCCTAACATCCCACCTTTTCCACCTCCACTCTGAGGTGTTGACAATATCCTTAATATCGTGTAATTCCAATTCAGCCTTCTGCATAACGGTAATTGCTTTAGGTTAGTCGATTCCCTAGCTGCAACTTGGGGCATCGGCGTTAACTTTAAATCAAATAAACGCTTAGTCAATAAATTTATGCCAAGGGGAGATTCTTATCAATTACAAGGCCAAATGGGTGGCATCGTGCTTACTGGTGCTGACAGCGCGACTGGTCTATTCCGTTGGATTCAAGCAATTACTGACAGTGTAATTGAGTCTGGTGCTGGTGAGACTGCTGGTAACTTGGATGACATTTCCAACCTTGATGGCAAGACGCTTGCTGCTGGGGCTGGCATTGGTGGCATCTTTACCAAAGTTCAAATTAGCTCTGGTACAGTTATTGCGTATTACGCATAATGTCCCAGTTTAGGTCTACTGGTGGGTTGGATGACGCGATTGCCGCCGATGGTGATCGTGGATTCTTTGGTGTAAACCAGAGATTGCAGCTTAACCAGTTGGAGGCAGGTGAGGTAAGGGAGAGCCTTAATGGGCGTATGGAGGGCTTCTGGAGGCCGCGCAAGAGCGTAGTGTCTGTTAGCCCTGTGCTGACTACTGGAGGCACTCCGTTGAACCTTCCGTTCCACATCCTTCCTAGCCCATTCTACTTGGCTATTACCGCTGTGTCGTATGCCGCGAATGTGGTAACGATTACCGTGGTTGGACATGGTTTGACTATTGGGGTGGCTGGCAACCTTACGGTTAGCGATATCACCTTTACTGGCACGAACAACAATGGGGTTAAAGCTGTGACTGCGGCTACCGTGGACACATTGACCTTTCCTGTTACTGGCGTGACTGCTGTAGCACTAGGGGCGACTCCAAGGATTACACAGATCAACATTAACGATGCCGCCGCCAGCGATGTGTTGGCATCCTGCATGTTCTCTGACCCTAACGAGTCCAACAAGGAATACATCATTGTTGCGCTGGAGACTCTGGCGAAGAAGATCGACCTTTCTACGACACCCTACACGGCAACGACCATACCGTATCCCGTGGGAGCCACCGTTGGGAGTAGCTGCGATATGTTGCAGTGCTTCGACAAGGTGATGATCATGCGGGATGGGCAACAAGCTCTTGAGTGGTATCCTAATGGAAGGGCTATTCTTTCTGCGTCCTCCAACGCGACCGCTAGTCCAAATACCGTGGTGACAATGAAGGTTCGTGAACACGGACTTACGGCTGGGTCATCCGTGGTTATCGCTGGGCTTACTAGTGGCACTCCTCCTAATGGGACATTCACGGTGGCAACAATCGTCGACCAAGACTCATTTACCTTTGTGGCATCTGGGATTTCTACTAGCACCACATTTGTAACCACGGTAGCCACCATGACTGATGGGTTCACCCTGTCCCCCGGTGGTGCTTACACCCAACCACAGACATTCAACTCTAGCGGTAATAATGTTTCTGTGTCAAATGGCTTAGTTTCGTTAGACATTACTGGAAATACCACAGTTTTTGCTGGCGATATTGTCGTTATTTACGAAACGACCATCCCAGAATTTACGGCAATTGTTGGAAAACAGTTTCAAGTTACCTCTGCTACTGCGACTAACATTCAATTCTACGCTCCAATCGCCAACATAACAGCAAGTGGCAGCACAGGGCAGGTAGAGTTTGGCGGCAGGTTCACAGAAGGCGGTGGATTCATGCACCAGCCGGGTGCGCCTTGGGCTACCTACTTCCAGCGTAGGTTGTTTGTGCCATTCTACTACTCCCAATCTGGCACTTTTAGCGCACCAGTCTACACTAGCAGGGAAATTTCCGATGAAATTGCGGTTTCTGACCTACTGGACACTACGACCTTTGACCAAATCGAGAACCAGTTCCGTATTACTGGCGGTACTGCCGACTATGTGGTGGCGATGCACGGGTTCTACGACGATTCTTTGGTGGTATTGAACCGTAATAGCATCCACCTTGTGGCCCAGACCCAAGGAAGCCTGTCTGACACCGTGGTCAAGGAACTTACTGGTGAGGTTGGGTGTTTGGCTCGCAAGACGGTGGTCATGCAGGCTAACAACATGCTATTCTTGGCCGACGAGGGCATTTACGGGCTGACCTTCCTCAATGATTACAACCTTCGCGGCACGGAGGAACCACTTTCTAAGAACATCCAGCCGTATATTGACCGCATTAACAAGAATCTTGCGGGTGATTCGGTGGCGGTTTACTTTAACAACCGATATTACATCGCAGTCCCGTTGGATTCTGTAGCTGGAGGTAACGATGCCCGTGGAAATAACGCGGTTCTGATCTACAACTTCTTGAACAAGGGCTGGGAGTCGCTGGATACCTATGGAGATTCTAGGTTTCTAATTAAGAACTTCATCACGGCAAGTGCTGGCGTTCGCAATAACTTGTACGCTGTTAGCGCAAATGGTGGCTTGCACCAAATTGACGCTTCCGACTCGTCCGTAGACCGCTTGAGCGTTACGAATGAAAGCACAGATGTGGTTACTCCCACAATCAACTCGTATGTGACTAGCCGTGGGTACGACTTCAAGACCCTTGAACGCAAGAGGTTTACAGACGCACAGGTTCAAATGCAGAACTTGTCTGGGGAAACTGGCGAGTATGACATTGCGTTTGCCACCGAAGATCCAGACTCAGCAGAAAGCATAGGAACCACCACCACATTCCTTGGTGGTCAGATTCTATCACCTAGCACCGCTGGTGAGGCTGAAACCGCAAGCATCCGATGCAGACTTGGTGGACAGCGTGGCTATACTGGGACTATCACATTGACAAGGACTATCGGTTCACCTAAGATCCACTCTATTCAAGTGGCGGGTTCCATCACTAATAGACAAATTCTATCACAAAAATAATATGGGAGTTGTAAATACAACCTACACATTTACAAGCACTGACACAATTACTAGTGCTAAGATGAATAACATCATTGATGATACGACATTTACCAGCGATGCAATCCAAGGAACCACCTTGCAGGTTGTGTCTCCGGGCAAGCTAGCCGTATCTGCTAGTGGCATTACCTCTAATGAGCTTGCCGCCAATTCGGTTGTCACCGCAAAAATACTTGACTCCAATGTAACCACTGCAAAGATTGCTGACTCCAATGTAACCACTGCAAAGATTGCTGATTCCAATGTAACCACTGCGAAGATTGCTGATTCCAATGTAACCACTGCGAAGATTGCTGATTCTAATGTGACCACGGCAAAAATTGCTGACTCCAATGTGACCACGGCAAAAATTGCTGACGCTAACATCACCGCCGCAAAACTCAGCGGAGCGCAGACTGGAACGGCTCCAATTTTCGGAATAAGGGCGTGGGGCAGGTTTAATGGAACCGGGTCAACACCAATTACCCCGGTATATGGTGGTAATATCGCAAGCATTACAAGATCAGCGACTGGTGTGTACAATGTAACATTTACCACCGCAATGACTGACTCTAACTACTCAGTTGTAGTTACTGGGTTTAGCCCCATTCAAGTAAACAGTCAAGCATATGCAACACCTAGAGTTACATCCATATTAACCACGGGGTTTACAATGGATTTCGCCTCAGCCTCATCAGATGTAACAATTGTTTGTTTCCAGGTTGTCGCGTAAATGAACCAACACCTAGCGTCAACAATAGCACTTTATGAAGAAAATGATATTGATTTCCAACAATTTCTCACATGGCACTTGTGTCATGGCATTGTTGTTTGTGATCACGATTCTTTCTCCATGTGCTACTTCTCTGATTCTGAGTCACCAGAAACACCCTGCTTGTTTGAACACTCTGACACATTGTTTGTCACAATCTGCACGGGAAACATGGAAAAGGCACTACGCAAGTTTGTGGACGACTTCCAATACATTTCATTTCAGCGGGACTTCAAGAACTCCCATAGGTTAAGGTGCTACGACATGCACGAATTTTACAACAAACTTAAATAACACGCATATGGGAAAGAAACCAAAAGCAGTAAAAGCACCCAAGGTTGATTACGCAGCTGACATTATGTCTGGGCTGACTGCCTATCAGCAATCGCTACCAAGCATTTTGGCGTTTGAACAGCAGTACCGTCCTCAGTTCACTCGCCTTAATCAAGAGCAGATGGATCTCGCTCGCTCTCTTGAGTTTGCTGGCATGGGGCGCAATGTAGGAACAGTTCGTGGGCTGCTACAATCGCTTTCCCCAGAACAAGCCCGTGAGGTTGAGGCGGCGGGTGGACTTGCTGAGCAAGCTCGCCAAATGCAGGCTGGGTATCAAGATGCTGCTACACCGATTGCCCAAAAAGCGATGGAGCAATATGGTGGCTTGTCTGCGCTTCAGACTCAAGCAGCGCAAGAGGCATATGGAAGGTCTGGTCGCCTTTCCCCAGAGCAACTCCGCTCATCACAGCAGGCAGCCAGAGAAGCCGCAGCAGCATCTGGAAGGATTGGTGGCAATGCAGCTATCTCAGCAGAGGTGATGAACAGGGAGCAAGCCCTTGCTCAACGCCGAGCCGAGGCCGCACAATATGGTGGTATCGCGCAACAAGGTGCTATGGGTCTTGCAGGGCTATCACAAGACATCGAAAACCAACGCCTAGCTCGTCAGTCTGGGTTGCTTAGCCAAGC